TTATGCTCTAACAACCTGTCCTTTTACAATCTTGCAGGTCACTTCTCCGGAATAGTCAAAATCAACTTTTCCATTCTTTACATACCAGGCACCGTTTTTGTTGCCGGCAATTCCGGTAAAGTTAAAGTCGACTTTTCCTTCGGACAACTTCCACCAGCCGTTTTCGTTGCTCTCTACGCTGTTGCAGTTAAAATCAACTTTTCCGTTTACGATGCGCCACCAGCCGTTCTGATTCTTGGCGATTCCGGTATATGTAAAATCTACCTTGCCATTACGGACATACCACCAGCCATTTTTATTCTGTGCTACAGTTGTCACGTTTGTGGCAATCTTTCCATTCTCGTAATAATACCAGTTGCCATCTGCTGCCTTTTCATCAGCCACACGGCCGTTGAGATTTGATGGTGCTTCCTGCAGCTGTTTGTTCATGATTGCATAGGCAATCGATTTTGCAATCGCCTTGTAGCCCACTTTCTGGTAGAGGTTGTAATCGTCTCTGTCGTCTACAAAGCAAATTTCCAATAAAAGTGCCGGTGCATTGGTTTTGTTCAGAACCTTGAGATTATTGGAAACTTTTGTACCACGGTCTGTAAAACCGAGATTTCTCATATTTGTACGGATCCGTTCTGCAAGCTCCGGCTTTCCTTTGTTCATACCACATACCCAGACCTCGAATCCACCGATACGACCGTCTCCCGGATAATCATTTCTTCCGGAATTGAGGTGGATGGAAAATACAAAGGATACGCTGTGAGAGTTACTTTTTGCAATAATCTTGTTTAATACGTCATTCTGGCTTGTTCCGTTGTCTACAGTATCGTTATATACGGTATAGCCATGTTCTCTTAAAATGTTGATCAGCTCTACTGTGATCAGGCGGTTCTCTTTTGATTCGTCCAGGAGCCCTACTGCTCCGCAGGCGGTTTTTCCTGCCGGATTGTGTCCGGCATGAATGCTAAATGCTGTCATTATTGTCATCCTCCTCATCTACACTGGCAATGTTTTCTGTCTGTTTTTTGATATTTTTTACAATCGGCATCAGAAATTTTGGTACACTTACTCCTATATCAATCATATTTTCCAAGATGCTGATCAGTTCATTACATATGATCCAAATAGCTACAAAGCAGGCAACCAAGAATGTGATTGGAACATGAAATCCAAGTGCTCCGGATGCGTATTTTAATAACTGATCAACGATCGCTCCGACCACGACAAGAAGCCACATGGTTACTTTTTTCTGGATTCCCCGGATGCTCTTATATGAGCTGATTCCACCATCCGGACGATATTTGGCTGCCATTAAGCCTGTGGCATAATCAATGATGTTGCATGCCACCATGAGAAGTACTGGAATATATAATACTCCGAGAATTGACGACAGAAACGCCATGATTCCTGTCACTACTGCCTTTAATGCATTTACATTGTTCATAAGCTGTTTTCCTTTCCTTTTTGCTTATAAAAAGAGCCGGCACCGAAGTGTCGACTCTGATTATCTTTATTCTGCTGCCTGATCTGGACCTGCTATATCCACCACTGGTTCTGCCGGTATATCAACCGGTTCTGATTTATTTCTTGGTCTCGGCATTGGCTCCGGAACTGGTGGTGCTACCGGTTCCTGCTGTGATTCTTTGATTTTATTCTCAATAAATCTGAGACAATCTGCCATCACCTTTGTACTCTCCCCTTTCGTCTCAATGTCTTTCATTGTGTTATATAAAAGCTGTAAATCCTGTGTTTGAATCATTGTTTTCTCCTTTCATTTAGTTCGCCAACCACGAACCTGTTACATATAACTGGAAATTGGAACGTCTGTCTGTGCTGCTATTGTAAATAGCATAATTATTATAGGCACTGTTCCATGTTGAAATAGCGTATACTGATGGAACCCCATTTGTGTCAAAATTACCGGTGACTGGATAAAAAGCATGATTGCTTATATTATAACAAAATCCACTGAATACACCGTTTCCCTTAACTGGTCGCCATGTAGATGGCAGGTTAAATATGATGGACGATGCTCCCACTCCCCAACCATTTACTGTAACAATTTTATTTCTTTTCTGGAAACAACCACCGTCAATTGTGGCTGCGACATCTGTTGGCAATACTCGATGATTTACTTTCGAACCATTCATTACTGGAACCCAAGTGTCAGTAGTGTTGGCGGTGCCGAATGTTGACCAGTCGTAACCGTGTTGACTTTTGAAAGTATCCCAGTTTGTGCCATTAAGAACGATTGTTTCGGCAGACATATCAATGTTGGTATCTGAATAAATTTTAACTAAATCTGGATCTACATGTATAAATGATGTACCAAGACGGAGTTCTCCTGACGCTTCACTTCTTCTGTAGCTTTCGCTCCTCAGTTCACATTGAGCATGGGGCGGTCCGCCTTCTAGTGAGCCGCCTATAGTTGCTATATAAGCTTTATCATAATAGCTTCCTCCAGCACCTCCATCTTCTGCATCATAGTATTGTTGAATGATGGCATTCTCGCCATCCAATGTAAATGTGGTCGAAGTTAATCCCAAATCTCCGTTCGATACATGCGTCAGGTCAGTAGAACCTAAATATACTTTTTTCGCTTGCATACTTCCTGCGAACACACCATCTGCACCATCGATTGTTCCCTTGAAGACACTATCACCTTCGATTGTTAAATGCGTTGCCGTTATTTTTTGTGCGAAGAGATCGTCCACATCTATTTTTTCAGCAGTTACCGCATTTGCTGCCAGTTGCTTTGTACCGATGGTTTCTGCATAGATTTTACTACCTTCGATGTAAGTAGTATCATTTTTGCAAGCCCATTGTGCCGCTAACGACATGGCCGAATCAGCGGCCATAACCCATGCAGACCCGTTGTACACAAACTGAACCGTTGACTTTGCTACCCAATAATATACTCTTGATAGCGCGGCATCAAATGCATAAATTGGTTTTGCACCGGTGGAGTTTACATTCAGCGTTGGGCTTGTAGCGGTATTTGATTCGTTAAACGTTACAGAAACCGTAGCACCGACGTATAAAGAAAATGATGTAGGTGGCGTAATGGTTGCAGTTTTGGTCGCTATATCGGACGCGGTTAGACATTTAGCAAACAACTGTTTTCCGTCTTTTCCAGCATCACCTTTTTCTCCGGTCTTGGCTATTGCGAATGAAAACTTCTTATTGATAACTAAACCGTCAACTGATATCGGAACGGTTGCTTCACACGCCGCTTTAATAACTGCAGTTGTTTTGAATGTAATTGTTGGAGATAAAGAATTGTTATTTTCCACTGAAGCTGATATACCTGTCGGGCACACAATGTCTTCAGATGAGACACTCATCTTGCAAGGTACATCACCACAATATGCAACAATATCAGTCGAACATGTAGCGCCAGCAGGCGCACCTTCGGAATTACCTTGGAATGTATAGGCTTCGCTTGTCAGCATTACTGAATATGCATCTGTCACATCAATTAACGTTGCCTGTGCAGAGCCTTTAATTGCCATGATTACCCCTCCAAATTGCATGTGTATACAGCAACACTATCAACATCATCCGCCGAAATTGTCAGAGTTTTAGATGTTGCTGCTGCTGTGTTGCTTCCCGCTTTATACCATTTGACGGATCCTAGAGACCCGCAAACGCCAGCATCAGTAATACTCTGTTCTACTCCGCCCTTAAATACATGCGCGGTCAGGACAGTTGAACCATTATTGTTTTTGAACGTTGTTCCGTTACTTGCTGTGACTGTTACCACAATAGCGTCCTTTCCAGCGGCTCCTGTCGCTCCTGTTGCGCCGTGAGTACCAATAATAGCAGGAGTTGTCTTTTCTGTTGTATTATCGGTATATGTGAACAACTGATAGCACCAGAGATATTTATTCGTCACTGTTGTTGATGTCGGTGTTGTAGTCCAACCGGATGTATCTGTCTTGACTCCTGTTCCTGCCGAAGTTGTGAGATAATAATTCGTTACAGATTTAATGCCTTTGCCTGTTGCACCGGTATTACCTGTTGCACCGTGTGTTCCAATAATAACAGGGGTTGTTGCGGTAGGATTTCCGCTTGAGTATGCAATGGACTGATAGCACCAAAGATATTTCTTAGTGGTATCTGTCGTTTGCATTGTAGTAGTCCAACCGGATGTCGCGGTTGTAACTCCTGTTCCTGCTGATGTTGCCAAATAGTAGTTTGTAACACCGGTGATACTTCTACCGGCATCTCCTTTTGCTCCCGTAGCGCCTGTCTTTGCTACTGCAAAAGAAAATTTCTTATTAATTGTGATGCCGTCGACAGTCACTGGAATGGTTGCCTCACAGGACGAGGTGATGACTGCTGTTGTCGTAAATGTGATTGTCGGCGATGCTGTTCCACTATCGGTAACTGCCGCTGTGATGCCAGTAGGGCAAATGATAGATTTCACATCTACAACTACTACAGGACACTGATTCTGTCCGCAATATGCGACTGCCTGCGTTGCACATTTCTGACCGGCTGATGCACCAGATGTTGTGCCAGGAAATGTATAAGCCTCTGATGTTAATATAATACTATAAGCGTCAGTTACATCAATGATAGTTGCCTGACCGGTTGCTCTAATTGCCATTTTGATTTTTCTCCTTTTCTTCTACGATCAAGTCGCAAGCGTATACACCTTTTGTGTCTATATCGTCTGGACTGATTTTAAATTTGAAACCGCCTTCCGCGATCCGTTGATCTTCTGGGGCAAGCGTTAAATAATCATCAGAATCATTTAACTGATATCTCCATTGTAAAAAAGCACCCTCGCCAAATACTAATGCTAATGTTTCGCTATCAGTAATTCGCTGTGTGCCGCGTATAATTGTTACAGATAATATTGTTGATACATTCGTATTCTTAAAAACATTTCCTTTTGACGATGTAACATACAATGAAGTTGTAACCTCGTCTGCTATTTCATCCATACGATCTTGCATGCTGCTAATTACATCTTCGATGTTTCTTCCAGAGCTAAATGTTATGCTATTTGCAGATATTGCAAGTTTCCAAGAACCATCAGTGTCTTTGAAATACATAATGTAATTCTGGTCATCGCCGAATGACACTTGTCCGTCTTTTCCAAGATAGATACCACGTGTCCCATTTGTCGCCGATGCCTTTGCTCCGGAATACAATGCTGAATCAGTTATACTAAATCCAGCAATAGTCGCATCGAATGCCACCAAATCATTCACAGAAATCTTTTCGGCGGTAATAGACTTTGCTTGTATAAGGCTTCCTTTTAAAGAATTATAATCTGTCTGCTCTTTTTCAACAGTTGATCCGTCAGTGTTTAGCTTATAATAAAGACCATCGTCGCCTTTGATTACCAATTTATCCGCCACAATTGTGTTTCCCTCAATGAGGTCTCCCTTAATTGTAACGCCAACCAGTTCACCAGTGATTGTCTGATCTCCAACCGTAACATCCTTGATCAGACCGGACTGCGCATAGAAATACTCCATGGCAGCCTTACCAATGTTTGTAAAGTCAATATTGGCATAGCGGAAATCTGCATCTGTAGCACTCAGCTTGTTGGCTTTCAGATCTACGATATCTGCAGTCTGAGCTTTCAATGTTTCTGTGGTGGTATCTTTGAATGATGCGTAATCGCCGCTGATGTTGGCGATCGTGGCATCGGTGGCTTTCAGACTCTCAATGGTTGCATAGGTCAGATTGGCATCTTCTGCACTGAGTTTTTCTGCATCTAGTTTTTTAATGCTTGCGTCCTGGGCAGTCAGTTTTCCGTCAATCTCTGCATCTTTGGCTACTAAGCTGTTGATAGATGCTTCATTGGCCGTCAGTTTGCTGTTGATGGTGGCATTATCTGCTACTAGAGTTTCAACGTTTTCTTTTACAACATCGAGATCCTCAATCTGAGCATATCTTATATCTGCCTTATCGACTGTAAGTGCATTTGCTACGATATTTCCAACGATCAACAACTGCGCCTGCATCACAGACATTGCCTGGCTTAACGGTCCACGATAAGCTTGTGTATCTTCACCTGTACTTTTGATTGCCGGTGCTGTGATTACAGTTCGGATTCCACCGTCAAAAGTATGCACTACGGACATGCACGGTACCGTAACCGTTGTTCCTTTAATATCCGTTACTCCCAAAACATCAGAAGCTTCAAGACGGAAATCTCCCAGACTAACCGTCGCGGTCGCCGGTCGATATTGGAAACCAATAATAGAATCTACATACTTATCAAATATCGCCTGCGTCATAAACGGATTGGAAACAGCAACATTGACAGTTCCTTTTGTAAAAAAACTGTCTTGACTATTTCCTTCACTGTCTGTCAGAGAGCCTATTACTACTTTCACACCTGTTACAATAGCATCCAGGTCCTGAAATGTTGGAAGCTCTGTGGTTCTGTCTCCATCTGTAGTAGCCGTTGCTTCTGTCTGGTACTGTCGGATTGTCACAGTGCCATCTGCCGACTCTGTGGCATAGCCAAAATATAATCCAGCAATAAATGACAGCATCTCGCGATACAGATAACCAGATGGCTGCGTTTCGATTTTGATGGATGCATCCAGTTCTCCTGCGTCAATCTCAACGCCTGTCTTTTCTGAAATTTCTGCCAGCACCGCTTCAACTGTCGCTGGGAATGTAATGCTTGGGCTGTACAAACCGCCCATCTTGGAGCTAATCCGTCCAAGACCAGAAAAAGAGGTACTATAAGCTGTGGTGGATGGTTTGTCTACCGTATAGAATCCGACTGTAGTCCATTCCACAACATCTTCCATAACAGTACCAATCTGTGCGGTCAGTTCCTTTCCTTCCAGCTTCTGATCACATCCATCCAGTGTTACGTCAATGTACGAACTAAATACAGAACCCGGCACAAAATCAGAACTACCGCAAGAACCCTTATTGATGGTCAGTGAACGGATTTCTCCACTAACCATTTCTCCATCAAGCAGTAGTCTGGCATGAAATGTTCTGGTATCGCTCTCTATGTATTTTTTTGCATCATCTGATACTTGTAACATGTTGCCCTCCTACTGCTCTATAATCTCACATGACACAGATTTATAATAATATATTCCATCTCCGATATAGCCAAGATGCTCGGATGTTATTGTCCCTCTGTAAGAACTCAAATTTACTGTCTCATCATCAAAAATAAATTGCACCGTGTGAAATCCGCTTTTCAGATTCTGCTTTATCTTCTTCTGATCAGCTTTCGACATAACTCCCCATTGGATTGAAAAAGTTTCCTTTTCTGCAATTACATCTCCAAGCATTTTACCGGAAGAAGTAGATCTTCCGGTATTGCTCGACCATAATATTTCATCAGTGGTGCTGATAGACACTGGAGACGGAAGTGTCACACCATTTGCTTTAATAATCAGTCCCATTTCCCCTCCTAAAATTCTATCTCGCACATTCCAGTTGCCCGGGTATGATCATTGATCAGTTTCACGATAATCTGCTTCAAAGAATTTCCATCAATGCTTGCAACCAGATCAAGTGATTTCAGCAACGCAAGAATCTGACGTAACAGGCTGACAATCTCAGCATCTGCACCGCCACTGGAAGATAATTCTGCTGCTTTTTTTGCCATTTCAATCATCTTATTCTCTGGAGCAACAACCTCGCCCTGATGCCTATTATCACCAATCAGCGCAAGTTGCGGGGTATTGGCTTTGACATAACCACCTTGTGCCAGATGTGGAATGAGATGTTTTTTTAAAATTGGAACATACTTAAATTTGCTATTGACCTTATCGATAACATTCGTGTTAATCCATTTTTTTAGATCTTGCGCTGCAGCGGAAAATTTCAGTGCGATATTACAGGTTTTATCCTTGAAATTGCTCAATAAATTTTGCCAATGCCACTTTAGATCGGACCATTTTGTCAGGACACGCGCTTTCATATTTCCCCACTTATCCTGAATATTATTCGTGATACTGTACCAGCTAGATGAAATCTCGTTCCATCTGGTCAATATTTTTGCACGCATATTCGCCTGTTTATCTTTGATATTATTCGTGATATTGTACCAGCCAGATGAAATCTCGTTCCATCTGGTAGCGATTTTTGCTTTCATGCCGGCGGTTTTATCTTGAATATTACTCGTGATTTTTTTCCAGTCAGGCGCGATACTGTTCCATTTTGTAGCAACTTTTGCCTTTATGCTCGCAGTTTTATCTTTTACTCCAGCTGTCAGTTTTTGCCACTCTTTGGTCATATCGGAAGCACGCTGCTTATTTTTCATCTCCCACTTGAGAGAAAGTCGTTTAAATTTCTTCTTTCCAGTGAAATATTCCAACACAGAGCCAAGATCAAAACCACTAGTTGCTGCTTTACCAGTCTTTGTTTCCAGTTTTTCTTTTACTTTCTGCAAACCATTGTGGATAACCTTAAGTGTTTTACCAACACCCGCTGAATGAATTTTATTTAGCTGGTCGAAGAATTTATGAATTGCGCTATCTTCATATTTTTTGGAATTTCCCGCAATAAAGTCCATGAGATCACCGATCGGCGACAGCAAATCACCAACGATGTCGAAAATATCCTCCAGGACTTGTTTAAAACCATCAGCATTATCCGATACCGACCTGAAGCTGCCGACCAGATCAGAGAGGAGACCTGTGAACAAATCTATGTTATTTAATACAGTTACATTGAATACTTTTTCGGCAACCTCTACGATTTTCTGGAATCCTTTGCCCTCAAATGCTTTTCCAATCGTTGCAAAACCACCAGATAAATCTGTAATTTTATCAGCAAGTGATGCCATATTATCGAAAATGGATGAAATTTTCGTTTTGTTGAACGCTTCCAGATCTTCCTTTGCTTTTGCGATTCCACCACTTACACCAATTTCGAATGAAACAGCCACAGATGCAGCACTTCCAACTACCGCTCCGCATGCTTTCGCTGCGGACAGTTTAAAATTCTCGATAGAACTCTGGACCTCTTTACTTTGCCATACTGCCTGGTTTGCTTTTTTGATACGATCCAGATTCGTCAACAACTGCTTCGGATCTGCTTTAAAAGCACCCTGAAATCCCTCTTTCAGTTTCTGAAATACCGGACTAAATGCCTTGTCTATTGCACTTGCACTTTCCTGTGAAGAAGCGGTGATTCCATCTGTGATATCTCCAATACTACCACCTGCGCCGGAGCCACCAGAACCACCGGAGCTTCCTGCATCGGTATCAGAATCTTCATCGCCAAGTTTCGTGATCTGGTCGAATCCTGCCAACTCACGTTTTAATTTCTTAGCTGCCTTTGCTGCTTTTGAAAGCCCAGAAGATGATTTTCCTGCGGATGTTCCAAGGTTGGATGCAGAAGTTGCTGCTTTCGAAATGTTGCTGGCTACAGCACTTGCCGCTGCTCCTGCCCCGGAACTCTTCTTTTTAGAAAACAATGATGTGAACGATGCAAACGCTTTCGCCGCCTGCGCCAGTTTTCCTATGAGTACATTCAGCCATTTGATTACTGGTGTAAGTACGTTGATCAGACCTTGACCAATGGATGCTCTCAGGGAATCAAACTGCAAGGACAACAATCTGACCTGGTTCGCCCAGGAATCAGATGTCCTTGCAAAATCCCCTGCTGCATTCGTCAGCTGTGACTGTACAAACGCATAACGCAAGGATACTTTCTCAGCCTCGGTCATCTTGGACGTGACTTTTCCGTAACCATTCGCCAGTGCGTAAGCATCCAACGCTGATTGCGTCATTACGATACCAAGATCCTTCAATGTCTCTGTTTCACCAGAGAATACAGATTTTAACTTGGTATAGGCTTCATCCTGACTGATGTTGTAAAACGATGCTACATCACCAGCTAAACCGGTCAGCGTGGTTGCCATGTCTGCAGCCTGCTTTTCACTGAAACCGAACGCTTCTGCCATAGATCCGAATGTACCAGTAAACTTTTTCGCCATCGTTTCAGACAGACCGAACTTAGCTGCTGCACCGCTGGCAAATTCATCGATTGTCTTGGTCATGTGCGGAAACGTAACATCCACAACGTTCTGTACTTCTGCAAGATCAGATCCCAGATCAATACATGCTTTTCCAAAATCAATGATTTTTTTCACCGAAAAAGCTGCCGCAATGGTAGCTCCTGCTTTAGTGGCTAACTTTCCAATACTACCAAGTTGCGTCTGAAAACCTTTTTTATTTATATTCAGGTCAAGAAAAATATCGCCGACTTTTGTTCCAAGTGCCACTATGTCTCCCTCCTTTACAGATTCGGACATCGACACAAGGCACTACTTGTCCTGATTTAATTTAATTTCAAATATTTGTTTGCAGTGCCTCCCACTACAACGCACAAAAACGCCCCGGCATTTTGCATCCGGAGCGTAATGTACTTTCTGTTCTTTACCACAAAACGGGCATTTTACTTTTTCAATCTCTAACACCTGCCATTCGTTTAAATACTTCCTGTATGGAAGTGATAAAGTCTTGTGTTTCTTTTTCTGTTTTCCCCTTTGCCGCTTTCCGCTGCCAATCGCTCCGGATCTTTCGCATTTCCGGAGTATAGTGTTTTAACATTTCCTCGTCCGTTTCTGTACGAATCTGTACGATACGTCCAAGGGCGGTGTCTGGCCGGAGTCCTGCTGCCAAGTCCACGAATTCATCCCATGGCATGTTGGCAGCTTCCGTCCTCAACCGGATACCGTACTGTTCTTGAAAGCTGGCTACGATCAGTCCAAAGTCTTCGATCAGATCGTATCCGGGGTCTGAGCGTTTCCCTCAGTATCTTCTTCCTCTGTTCCAGTGATCACATCCACTGCAATCTGAAATACTGTCTGGTAATCCTGGAAGTTCAGCTTCATTTTCTTGAGTTTTTTATAAGAATCCGGGGTAAATACAATCTGAAATGCATCTTCGATGTCCTGCGGAGTGATAGAATCTCCTGCACCCATATACCCCATGATCTTTAATACAGACTCCGCATCTGTGTTCAGTTCCAGTTCCTCATCTTTGATTTTTAGTTTCGGATTCTCATCGAATCCCAGTTTTGATGTGATATCAATAATTCTTCCCATGGCTTATCTCCTTCTTACGCTGCCGGTGTGTAGGTTGGTTTACCGTTACTCATTACTTCAAATTCCAGCGGAGCTACACCGGTAGAATCACCGGATCCATTGTTGGTAACGCTGATGATGGCCCCTTTGAATTCCACGGAAGAGCCATCTGGGAACGTCCACTTGAAATCCCCTTCCGCATCTCTGCCATTGGCAAATGTAAAGCCACTGATTTTGTCATTTCCTTCATCACCAACATTTCTTTTCGCTGTAACAGAAACGGTAACGCTCTTTGCGGTCATTAATCTGCGTGTCCATCCTTCTGTCTCAAACGGGGTCCATTCCTCTACACCATTGTCAAAAGACACGCTGAATGTTTCACAATCTGCAATAGATTTGTATGCCGCTGTAATTCCACTTGCGGCAGTATTGATCTGAAACTGATTTTCATAACATGGATATACGCCTGTTTTTTCGCTCATCTAGTTCTCTTCCTTTCTCTGATAATATAAATCAATCCATATCACGCTTTCATATATCCCCTTATCATCCGTTCCGATATCTACTGGCTCCGGCACTGCAAGGTATAAGTAATCGATATGGTGATCGTTTATGGTTACATCTTTTATGCGCAGTAATTTATCATACAGACTCTGCGCCGCCTGTTCTGTCTCATTCGCATTTTTGTTCCAGTGAATCAGGATGGATATACGTTTTATCGCTGTCTTGGTAGCATCGATACCACCGATGGCCATATTCATGCCACCATATCCCTCACGCTGGTAAATGCCAACAGATTTATCTTTTTTGTTATCCAGCTTTCCGATATAGAAGTTCTCTCCCACACCAAAAGACTCAATCCAATCTCTAATATTTGCCAGCATGATCATGTTCCTGCATTCCTCCTGTATAACTCGGCAAATGTTTTTGTCACTTGGTTGACATTCTTTCCACCGTCCGTCCAGTCTGTCAACCAGTGATCCTGTGCATTTGCATTTTTATCTGTATGGAATTTGACACTCTCCGGATTGAAGTACCAGCGTCTTGCGTAAGGTGTTGACGTCACCAGAGATACTTTTCCATTAAAAGAATTTGAACAATCCACGAATGTGCTTTCATTTTGCATTGCTCCTGAGTCTCTTGGCATCACTTGTGCCTGTACTACTTCTGTGTGAATCCATTCCGCTGTCTGCTCCAATGCGCGAATAGCTGCCTGATTCAGTCGTTTTATAGCTGCCTGGTTAATCTTTACTCTGGAACTTACCTGCGCCATCAGACCATCTCCAATAATGTGTAGTTCACAGTTCCGTCCGGGTTTCTGGCTTTGGTTCCCTGCTGTATCTGGCGCTTTACTCCAAAGACCGTAAACTCCCCGGAACTGATCACAGGTACATTCGGTGCAATATCTCCACAAAAATAAGCAGAGCCGGTAATCTGTACCAGCTTCTGCTCTTTTGTCATGATCGTTTTTGCTTTGTCCTGGTAGTTGCACTTCAATGTATCTGCTTCCAGTAAAACTTCTGGTTCTCCATCTTCGCTGATGCCCTCACCGTAAATGGTTACGCTGCAAGGTGTTTTGCACATGCTTTCCGGAACTAACTTTGGATACTTCATCACATCACCCCCAGTGATCTGCAGCACAATCCGGTCTGCTTCAACAGTTCGTAAGTAGAACGCTGCATAACAACTCCATTCTGTACAAATACGTTCCATCCATTCTGATCAATCCCCATCGATACACCATTGATGCTGTACGATGACAGGATGCTCTCAAGCATGTCCTGATTTTCTGTCTCAAAAATCGCCTGCTTCCTGCATACCTGCGATATGATCTCTTTTTGGAACTCTGTGAGGTTATCATATCCTCTATCCACGATCCGGTTAAATGTCAGAGAATCGATATGTCTGCTGGCTGTGAGTACCGCATCAGGAGAGAGGTTGTCCCCCTCCTGGCACTTATAATATGCCGCAAGCATTTTGGACTCCTACACTACTGCTACGGTGTCTGTATCAACATATACAGAATCTACTTTACCGTCTCTACCATTTGGGAATACAAATACATCAGACAGAGAACGATTCTGGTATAAATAACCATCTCCCAGTGTATGCGCACCCGGATCAAAGAAATAGATGCTGGAAATCTTCGGTACTGTTTTGCAAGTCTGACCGCAAGCAATTAGCACATTGATTTTGTGTGCGCCAGTTTTGGCTTCAAATCCACCATTAGACGGTTCCCAGTTAAATTCATCATAGAATCTTTCATCATCAATAACTTCCATGATCGGAACACCATCGATGTCGGTTACTCTGGTCTCGATTCCAAGTCCGCCCTCTGCAATCTGAGTCATCTCAATCTTTCTGGTAAACTCTTTGGAAAATTCCAGATTATCCATGATTGCAGATGTAACGTACATGATCAGAGTACCATTTGCTTTGTATCTTCTCAGTTTACCAGCAGATAAGATTTTTTTCAGTTTACTGAACGTATTATCCACTGTATATGCGGTTGCCGCTGTTTCAGAATGATATCCATCCACTTTTTTCGCCGCTGCTGCGACCTTGGAAAAGAATAATGCATCAGTCTCCGGAACTACCTGTGTCTGTTCGAATACTCTGGAAATATTCTGAATAGACGCGGTCTTATTGGTTTCGTCAACTTCTGCCTTGTCTACCAAGAACTCCACGTCACGATCATGGGTTACAGTAAACGGAATATCTGTCTGAGCATAGCTGCCGCGGTTCCAGCCACCATCTCTTTTGTGGTTTTTGTAACCGCTTGTGCTCATCTGAGTAAAGTGGAATGTCTTAGCATCCAACCAACGAACGTTATCTGTAACGAACGGTGATGTTAATGCTCCCTGCATCAGAATTTCTAATAATTCCGGCGAATAAGTTTCTGCATAATTAAGTGCCATATGATTTTACCTCCTAGTTAAATCTGTTCCAGCGCTTTGTAGCAACTGGTTTTGTTTCTGTATTCTGGTTGTTTGTATTATTATTCTGGGACGCGCCAATCTGACGGAATCCCTGCGTACCCTGCTCCTGCTGCGCTTTAAGCTGTGGGACATCTTCCAATACTTTCGTTAAAGCGTCCTTTAACTTTGTATCGTCAATCATTCCATTTACCTCAACAGCAGACAAATCTGCCAGCTTCATCACGTAAGGAATGGTCGCCAGATCAATTCCAAGCTCTGAATGCATCAGCAATGCCTTATTCTCAATCTGAGATTTCAGTGCCGCGGCCTGTGCTGTCTGAATATCAGCCTGCATCTGTGCTACATTCGGCTGGTTGGCAGCTTTCTGTGCCTTGAATGCTGAAATTGCCTGATCCATCTCTTCTTTTGACAATCCCTGCTGCTTAAAATAGCCTTTCAGCACGGAATCCTCGGTAGCGGACTGTTTGCCGGTAATAAGGGAGCTCAGCTTCTCATAATCAATTTCTGGGGGCTGTACGTTGTTTACCTGCTGCCCGCTCTGATTCTGCTGATTGCCCTGGTTGTTATCACCTGTATTTGCTCCATCAGGATTCTGCTGCTGATTATTCTGATTTGTATCTGCCATGTTTTAGTACCTCCTACAGTTATTATTGAGTGTCTCTCTTTACAGTTTTATGTGTGTCTCACAATACAGTTGTTTCACCGGTGTCTCCGTGTAGTTTACTGCCTTCGGGCATAAAAATAAGACGCTTCACCCCGCGTCCCAGAGGGAGATGTTGAATCACCGCCTTCCTATTTTGGATTGGTTTTCTTGCGTCCTTTTGACTTTTCTACCGGTGCCGTTTCTTCCGGAGTTTTCTCTGGAACTTCCTCTGCTACTTCTTCCGCAGTTTCTTCTACATATTCTTCTGCCACTTTGGCTCCGATTAGAACCTTGGCGCGCTCCTCAGCGCGTTCGATGATAGTGCCGGCGGCAATATCAATATCTTCTTTTCTGTCATGATAGGTTGTTGTTACTTTTAATTTCATGTTTCTATTCCTCCTTACTCAAGATTGATACCTTCCTGTAATGCTCTGGTTTCCAGGACTCTCAGATACTCGCCCATGTAACGCTTCTGTTCCATAAGCAGAGCTTTCGGGCATGTTGGTGTGAATTCCAGCTTACCAGCATCCCACTTCACCAGCATTTTGTGCAGGCCATCGTGTCGGATCTTGGTCTGCTGGTACTCAGCTTTGAATCTTTCCTTGTAGTCAGAACTCTGCATAAGTTCAATGGTGTCTTTTAATTCCATGTTGTTCTCCTCTCTACGCTACAATACTTTTGATTCCGTAAGCAATCGCACAATCATGTTCGATGATGCATCCACGGGCATCGTTCCAGCCCGGAGCAAAATAGGCCACGTCTGCATCTGCCAGAAGCTCCAGTGATTTTCCAAGAAACCACAGTGGTTTTACACCGACTGGTGCGCCCTGAAAAAAGGAATCAATCACTTCTACCGGTTCTCCTACCAGTTCAGATGCTGCTTCGACTGCTTTGGCACGTTCTGCCTTGATTTCCTCGTCAGTCTTGCCACGCATCGGCTGGCTGATAAATAATTTTTTCATGTCTACCTCCTACTCCTCTGTATGGCATGTATTGGTTAATTTACCGTATACATCTTCGTACAGCTCCTGTTTGTCACCGTTGTAGGTGTACTCCGCATAGATACCATCTCCACTGATTGCGGTAGATGCTAAACACTTGTAATTCTGGAGTGTTTTACAGGATCAAACCACAAATACATTGCTTCGGTCAATCTGCACCTCCGGTCTGTTCTTGTGGTACCATTCAACAAGTTTCTTCTGTGCAATACGCTCAAAGTGCGCCGTTCCTGTGATAATCATGTTTTACCTCTTCCTTTCTTAAAAATGGGTATAAAAATACCACCAGCCTTTATCAACTGATGGTATTAAATGCGTCCTTCTTTTTTTAACTGCTTAATTTCTTCTTCCGACACCGGAAATGCTTTCATCTGCTCATCGCATAATGTTTTCTCGCGTTCAACTAATGCCTTTTCATATTCATCATCATTCATATTAGATCACCTCTAACTCTATCACATTGTCTTTTCTTGATAATACTCTGTAAATGTTATCTTTGTCAAGTAAGAGCTCTCTTTGCTTCTTAAAAAAACTAAGGTTTTCTATATATCCACACGATGAATTCTTTTTTACATATATAATGATTTTGTATTCTCCATTCAACGCTCCTCTTGGTGCTACGGATGTGCTAAAAAACTGTTTTGATCTGTATAATCCGCCAATCTGTATACCTGCTGATGGGTCTAC